ATAAGCCGTAATAACATTAAAAACCCATCGTTTATGCCTGCTGGCACTGACCTAGAGGTGCTTTTATGAGCGATCAACTCGTCATGATTATCGACAGCATGCCGCACACGGGTTGGAAGGAAGTATCCATAGCCCGTTCTATCGAGCGTGGCCCTCATAACTTTAGCCTACAGCTAAGTGAAATATGGAACACTGAAAAGCAAGTAAACCGCCGAGCGATCGAGCAAGGCATGAGCCTGCAGGCTTATCTCAATGATGACCTTTTCATGTCAGGTTATATCAACGAACTCGCCCCAAGTTACGATGCAAATAACCACACAATATCTATACGCGGCAGTAGTCGTTTAGGCGATCTTGTTGATTGCTCTACCACAGGAAAGGCTTTCGCTGGCCAAAGCCTATTGCAGATCAGCCAATCTCTGTGCGCACCTTTTGGCATTACCGTACATGTTGATGCAAGTGCCAAAAAAGCCGCCAATCAAATATTTAATAAATCTAAGCGCCTTGATCTTGGGGAGCCCATTTGGGAGTTTCTAGAAGAGTTAGCCAGAGTGCGCGCGGTTTTACTTACCTCTAATGCTAATGGCGACTTAATCATCACCCGTGCGGGTACAGGCTATGCCGATGTTGCTCTAGCCTTGGGGCAGAATATTAAAACAGCCAGTGGAAATTTTAGCGGGCGAGAGCTGTTCAGCCAGTATACGGTCTCAGGTCAGCAATCCAATGAACCATCAGTAAAGCTCGAAAGCGTGGATACTGTGCTTCCTATCGCGACAGTCAACGGATCTGGGCGCTACCGCCCGTTTGCTGTGGCAGCGGATGACGATATGGATGTCGCCGGTTGTAAAACACGTGCTGAGTGGCAGCGTAACGTTAATCAGGGTCGTAGTGAAAGTGTTGTTTATACAGTGACCGGATGGCGACAAACACCAGAAGGTCGAATCTGGGCTCCGAACGAACGCGTAATCGTCAGTGATCCATACCAAGGGCTCCTCAATGCAGAACGCTTAATCGTTGAAACTCGATTAATGCTGAATGAGCGCGGCAGAAATACAGAACTACGGATTATGCCAAAAAACGCATTCGATCTAATACCCGAAGTGGAGAGTGCGGCTTCGGAGGGCTTTATACGATGAGCACGGTAACCGAGTTGCGCCGTACTATGCGAAAAATTCGCCGCATTAACCAGCGCGGCTTAGTCCGCAGGGCATCCTATGCGAACAACACCCGCTTTTTACAAATGCAAGCTGAAGGTGGGCAACCTCTCGATAATTTGGAGCACTTGGAACCCTTTGGCTTTACCAGCCATCCCGTGGCGGGCGCGGAAGGTATCGTTTTAGCGTTTAACGGAAACGGCTCTCATTCAGTGGTGTTTTGCGTTGGTGACCGTCGTTATCGCATGCAAGTTGAAGAAGGTGAAGTCGCTATCTACAACCGCCACGGGGACAAGGTACATATTAAAGACAACCGTGAAATTGATGTGACCGCTGCTGTGAAAGCCAATTTCAACACACCGGAAGTGAGCTGTAGCGGCATCGTCAAAGCTGAAGATTTCATCACCCATGATGGCGTATCTGTAAACAATCACGACCATACAGGTGATTCCGGCGGCCCAACAAGTAAGGCAAACCCATCATGAATTTATTAACCCTTAGCTATAACAACGACTCCAAAAGAATCGACCTTCAAAGTAAGCGATCGTCTTTTCTAACGTGGTTAGAAAATGCAGTCGTTATTAGCTTATTTACCGATGCACGATGCGAGCTAGATGAACTCCCTCAGGGCGAAACAGATCAGCGCGGCTATTGGGGTGATATTGACCTACCTGAAAGTGAAAGCTTAGGTAGCAAACTTTGGACGCTGAAGCGTGAAAAAGTCATCCCAAAAACCATCAATCGCGCCCGAGACTACGCGACGGAAGCTCTGCAATGGTTGCTAGAAGATGACTATTTACAAAGCATTAAAGTCGAAAGCAGCCGAGGAGACACCTATCGTATCGACCTCCTTATTCAATGCAAATTGAAAGATGGAAGCTGGGTAAAGCTCTACCACGATTACTTAATAGGAGCATCCAATTAATGCCATTTATTAGAAAGTCGCTTAAAACGTTGCGGGAACAGGTAAGTACGGACATCGAGCGCCACAGTGGCGAAAGCGCCAGTGCCCGTGGAGATACATACTACCCGTTAGCGCAAGCCGTTGCGGGCGTAGCTTATGGTTTACACGGCCACCTTCAATACAACGTTGAGCAACTCTTTGATGATAGTGCTGATGACGAGAATCTACTCCGGCGTGCCGCAGAAATGGGGATCTATCGCATCGGCGCATATAGAGCATCCGGCACCGCAACCATTACAGGTAACGAAGGTGCTACCGTAAGCATTGAAACACTGCTCCAGGATGATAACCAGCAGCTATACCGTGTGACGACTGAAACAACCATTGTAAGCGGAACCGCTACATTACAATTAACCGCCGTTGATGCAGGAGCAGCTGGAAACCTAACGGCAGGCGTTACACTACGACTGGTTAATTCAGTGTTAGATATTGATAGCACTGCAACGGTTATAGAGATAACCGGTGGTGCGGATATGGAATCTATCGATCGTGTTGCTGAACGTTTAAGTGAGCGTCGTAAAAATCCGCCAATGGGAGGTAGCGATAACGATTATATCGCGTGGGCCAAGGCTGCCCATGTAGATGTGACACGTGCATGGTGCTATTCAAACACACCCTATATTGGAGCGGTTACCGTTCGTTTTGTGACTGACAACCTCAGCACCCCCATCCCGACTCAAACTCATATTGATGCCGTAACCGATTATACAGACGCAGTGCGCCCCGCAGGCATGCGAGGGTTTACAGTCGGCACGCTGGTAGCAAAACCTCTTGCCATTACCTTTACCCGTTTAACCCCTAACACTACGGCAACAAAAGCAGCGATCCGAGCGGAGTTAACAGACCTTATAAAGCGCGAAGGCCAGCCCGGCGGCACCTTACTCCTCAGCCAAATAAACGAGGCCATATCGCTAGCAACAGGTGAAACAGATCACCGCATAGACCTAACTGATGACGTCACTTGTTTTGCATGGCAGTTCCCAGTGCTAGGGGTAACAACATGGCCGTAAAAACAGCGGAGGAATATCGTAATGCCTTGTTAGCGCTGCTGCCGCAAGGCGACGCATGGCCAATCGATAGAGATAGCCATATAGCAAAACTAATGAGCGGTATCGCTGAAGAGTTCGCCCGTATAGACGCACGTGCATATGCAGTTATCCGAGAATCTCATCCCTCAACCGCGTTTGAGTTATTTAAAGAATGGGAAAAAATGTATGGCTTACCTAATAGCTGCAGCGGAGAGGACCCATCATTCCAAGAGCGCCGCCAAGCGCTCGTGCAAGCATACAGAGCTAACGGTGGTCAAAGCCGCCAGTTCTTTATCACGTTGGCTGCCCTGTTAGGTTTCACCATCACGATTACCGAATACAAAGAACGCAGAATGGGCGACCTTTTTGGAGAGACTTACGGCGATATTGAATGGAATTACGTTTGGCAAGTAAACGCCGCATTAAATAATTACGCAGAGCGTTCAATGGGGGAGCCCTACGGCGAATACTACCGCACATGGGGAAATCAACGCCTTGAATGCCTATTCAACCGGCTGGTGCACGCACACCGCCACATAATTTTTAGTTATACGTGATTTAAAAACAGGAGAGAGTTATGGACTACCCATCAGACCCAGACGCACGACTAGACCCGAGTACCGGTAAATTTACCGACGGTGACCCCACAACGGATCTACCCGCGAGTCGTGACTCTGCCGATTATCAAAACATGGTATTCGACTCATTAATCAATTTGATCGAAGGCGCAGGGTTAGAGCCTGACGAGGAGGACCTAACGCTGGTTTTGCAAGCCGTAGCAAGCCTAGCTGGAAGCCGCCGATTGGGAGAACCATTCTGGCATATAGGCGAAACACCACCTAATGGCGCAATGGAATATGCAGAACAAATTTTAAACCGTTCAGAATACCCTGAACTCTGGAGCTATATTAGCGATCCGGTGAACGGCATGAAGCTAATAACTCAAGCAGAAGCCGCCAGCCGTCCGGGCTGCTGGCATACAGGAGACGGATCGACAACATTTGGAGCACCTGTGTTTTTTGGCGACTTCTTGCGCGTGTGGGATAGCACGGGGTTAATTGATGATTCCCGCGTGCTGGGCAGCTTTCAAGATTTCGCTGTAGAAAACGCAACTGGGTCGGTCGGCGGCGTACGAAATGATAACGCATCATATGAACCTACAGGCCCGTTTGCTGTTACCGCCTCTGCGGGTAATTTCACGAATGGCGGTGCACTGATGAGCTGGGTAGATTTTGATCTTTCTCGATCAATCAATACATCAACAGAAACCCGCCCCCGCAATACAGCGTTAATGCTTTGCTTCTGGTACCAGTGAGGAAAAAACAATGCCTATACAACATCATTTTGACCCGATTTCTCGTCTATACACCCGTTCGTCAGAGCAAATGATTAATCCTCGTAACCCTGAGAGCTTTTTGCCTATAGCTTTTGCTACGCAAGACCCACTGCCTGAGTTACAAGTAGATCAAGCAGCTCAACGTAATAATGATGATACCGCATGGTTAATTGTTGAAGATCACCGTGGCACTCTCTGGAATATAGTTACAAAAGAGCGCGTCGAGCACCGCGAAATAGGCCCAATCCCCGATGGTTATACAAGTTTAGAACCCAGTGAATTTGACGAGTGGGACGGAAGTGCATGGGTCACCAATAACACCGAGTTAATCAATACAGCTCGGCTCAAAAAAGCCTCAGAAATAAAGTCTAGCTTTAGTCAATCCATCGCAACGGCAGTAGCCGCCAACGCAACAACCTGGAACGGTGGCATGGACTCAGCTTTAGCTCTAGATGGCGCGGTACGCATTGCAGAGCAACTAGGCGCAACAACCGTCACTCTGTTCGACTCAAATAATGACGAACACGTTGTCGACATAGCCACAGGTAAAGCAATCACGGCGGCCGTGGGTATCGACTATCAAACAAAATTCGCACAAAAGCAGCAGCTCATGCGCGCTATAGCTAGCGCATCCACTGAAGCTGAACTTGACGCGATAACGTGGAGCTAATCATGTCTAAAACAATCGAAATCGAACTAAACGAAAACTATAAAGTCATCGCTGACAGTGCAGAGCACAGCACCGCGACAATACAAGTCCGTGGATCTAACTCTGCAGAAGTAATCATCGATGAACGTACCGATGCAGCACGTATAGCTGCAGAAGATGACATCGGCATTATATACGCCCCATTGGAACGCGCCCAATTTAGCGGATGGACCGGAGAAATCCGTGCACGATGCCCACACGGGGAAAAATCAACAAAAATAGCGGTAATTTTGTCATGAGCATAGGTCACGAAGTTGGCGTAATTAAGCTGCCAGATATGGCGGCTGGTCATGGCAATCCTAGTGTATTAACTAATCAAATTCAGCGTTACATTACAGAGCTATCCGCTGCCGGTAGTATGTACGATCAATTTAGCTCTGCTATAACCCTGGATGGGGACTTCGATATATCTATTGATGTCTACATCACATCTTTAGCAACCCAAACGCTTTTGGGTAGAGAGACAGGAGAGGATTACTTCCTCGTGAGAAGTGATGGTGCAATAAGGGTGAGGATAGACAGTACTGACTACCAAACAGCTGCTGGGATAGTGATTGTAAATCAATTTGCACAGGTCAGAGCTAGAAGGGTTGGTACTACTTTAGATATACTCTATGCAGGTGTAAATGTTGGTTCATTCACTGGCGCAGCTGGAACAATGACGTTAGACAGGGTCGGACAATTTGCCGACACTTTCTACTTGTCTGGTATGTGGGCAAATCTACTCGTTGAAGCCAATGGAACCCTCATAGTAGACGCTAAGAAAGACGGTGACGGGACTAGTAATATTATAGTAAATGCTGTTGGCACCCCCTATCTAACACGTGTAAATCAGACTAGCGCAGATGCTAGCGTATATACGCAGGTTAGTGATGGATGGGAAGGTGAGGAGGAAGAGCCGCAACCATTCAACACGTCTACTTGGACTGCCTCTAGTGGAGACACATTAGTACCGCCTAACCAAGTGCGTTTAGATAGTGCTGTTGGTGGTATGTTTAAGAACTACGGCATATACGGCATCCATAGGATTGTGGTAGACGCTGAGTCTGACGCTGCGACCCTTCAGATGAAAGATTCACCTACAGGCATGGGCGCTGACCCTGATATTCTAGTTACCAACCCCATGAATCAGACTATTGATTATGACTTTATTAATGGGGGTATCTACTTCAGGAATCTAGGGGAAGTAACTGACGTGTGTACCGTTAGGCAGGTATCAATCAAACGTTTCCTAGAGGTAACTTAATATGTGGTCAATATACTTAATACCTGAAAGCCTTAGGGGGTTAGTGCCTTTATCCACTGAATGGAAAAATAATCTCGATCTACTGCCTGAGTCAGAGATTAAAGACCGCATACTACGATGGCCCCAAGCCGCACAGCATGACGGACTTAACTACATATTCGTGGATACACACTCAAATGCACTAGATCCTATAGATTTATCAGAAATCGAGTATGAAACCACCGATGACCTTGTGGCTATTATAGCGTCTGAGTTATTCGCTGAAGATCGCAGCAAGGCTATACATCTAACTAAGTCTCAAGCCATTACTCTTTATGCTCATCCAGCGTGGAGATTATGGTGCGGTCGCTATGATAATAAAGATGCGTTAGAAGCAGATCACAAATCGTTTTTTGGTACCAGTATCGATGACAGTAAATCATTAGATACGTTAATTAATAATGCTAAAAACAATCTAAAGTCCCTATTAACATAACATCTCTTTGATAAGTAGGAGAAAGCGACTCTGAAGAAGTACCAGTTCAACAGAGCCGCCAGATCACGAAATAACACTTCGTGAACCAGCCCAGGGCTTTCTCACCATGTCGACATGGCGCGCAAAGCCTATCAGAAATCAGGTAGGTTCACATGCAAAACATACGCTGTAAGCAGTGTAATAAGCTGCTGGCTAAAGCAATTTTTCAACAATTAGAAATAAAATGCTCCCGTTGCGGGGCTATAAATCAGAGGACCATGAGTCCCTACATAGATGGAGAAAAAACTCATGGCCAAACCGCTGATTCCTTGGATCGGAGGCAAACGAAAGCTAGCTGATCACTTACTCCCGCTGTTCCCTGAACACACCTGCTATGCAGAGCCGTTCAGCGGAGCTGCGGCTCTTTTCTTTCTCAAGGAACCTTCGCAAGTTGAAGTCCTTAATGATGTAAACAGTGACTTAGTGAATCTCTATCGCGTCGTGAAGCATCATCTCGAAGAGCTATATAAACAGTTTAAGTGGGTACTCAGTAGCCGCCAAAACTGGGAATGGATGCAATCCACACCACCCGAAACGCTAACTGATATCCAACGTGCAGCAAGATTCCTCTATCTACAAAAACTTGCATTTGGAGGTAAGGTGGAAGGCCAATGCTTCGGTACTAGCGCCACCAGTCGGCCTAGGTTCAATATTTTCACGTTAGAACAAGACTTAGTCGATGCACATTACCGATTATCTAACGCGACAATAGAACACCTAGACTGGAAACGAATCATAGAAAAATACGACCGGCCTGATACTCTGTTCTACTGCGATCCACCCTACTGGCAAACTGAAGGTTATGGTGTCCCCTTCGGATTCGAAGAGTACGAACAAATGGCACATCTAGCTAAAACAATCCAAGGCCACATCATAATCAGTATAAATGACCACCCAGACATTCGAAATGTATTCAAAGATCTGCACGTAATAGAAGTCGATTATAAGTACACTGTAGGAGGTTCAGCGAAAGCAAGTGATTGTGTAGAGTTGATATATGGAAACTGGGATAAGTCTCCAAAACCACGAGGTCAACAAGGTCTATTTTAATATAGAAAATGCAGAGTTAGCGCGTGCCAATAAAAACGCAAAGCATTGCCAAAAAAAGCGCCGCGCTACAAATACTTGGACGTAAAAGCACTGTAATAAATAACCACTCTGTTAATTAGGCTGGCATATTTCACAAAAAACAAAAGAGGGATTATGCTCTCGACTCGAA